AACGGAGCGGGAGATGGCACTGCGGCAGGAACAACCACCGCGAACGCCAACACTGCTTACCTTATCTCATCACAGAGAGAATTAACAGAGACTTTTGGAGATCCAAAATTCTACACAGACGCATCGGGTAATCCATTACACGGTTATGAACTGAACGAATGGGGTCTACAGGCCGCATACAGTTTCCTAGGAGTGGCCAACAGAGCATACGTTTTAAGAGCCAACGTTGACACCAACGGATTGATCGGAAGTGCGTCAGCACCGACGGCGGCACCAACAGATGGCACATACTGGTTTGACCTTGCATCAAGCACGTATGGTATTTTCGAATGGAGCCAAACCAACCAAGCATTTACAACAATCACACCAACGTTGATCACATCAGTTTCTGACCTGGTAGGGAACACATCAACAGGTGCTCCTAAGACATCAGTGGGATCACAAGGTGATTACGCGATCAACACGACACATGTTTCTAACAAGATGTATTACAAGAACTCAAGCAACGCTTGGGTGCAGGTTGGATCGGAGTCATGGCACACATCACATCCAATCGTGACTGTGGCTTCAGGAACAACAGTTTCAAGTGGTAACACTTTCGTAATGAACGGTGTAACAATCACTCCGGGAGGAACAGCACTATCAGATGTTGCAACAGCAATCGGATCAAACGTGACTAACGTTACTGCAAGTGTGAACAGCACAACAGGAAACCTAGAAATATTCCACAACGGTAAGGCACTGGGAGATTCGACCGGCGGAACAAATACAATCAGGTTCGAGGAAGGTAATGGTGTTTTAGCAGAATTAGGCATCACGGCAGGATTAAAAAACGGGCCTAAGTTCTTACAAGACAAACACACCAACAGACCTACTTGGAAGACAGCAGACGAAAACAGACCAAATGGTAGTGTTTGGTTCAAGACAACTTCGGCCAACTCGGGTGCTAACATCGTTGCCAAACTTTACAGTTCGGCAGATGCCAGTTTTGGCACAGTTGCGGCTCCATTGTATGCCACCAACCACTCTGCTATCTATAACCTAGATCCATCGAACGGTGGAACAGGTCTGTCAGCAGGCGCACTTTACACACAATACAACATCACTGAAGAGAGCATGACGGCGGCGGACGCGGCCGATACCACTCCAAACGTGGCAGACTTCCAACTGTTCAGATACGAAGGTGGCGAGACTGTGATTCAGTCTAAGACAACTTATCCAAGTTTCACGGCAGGTGAGACTTTCTCTGTACAGGAATCTCTTAAGAATCAAGAAGCACTAGACACTGCGAAGACGGTGACAATGATTTCCGGTGATGGTTCTACACTAGGAGATGCTGAAGATTTCGTTACAGCATTCTCAACAGCGGGATTCACTAACCTAGAGGCATCGATAATCACATCAGGTGATTACAAAGGTGCGATTCAGATCAAACACAAACTGGGTGGAGAATTCAGGATGGTAGACACATTAGGAACTCCACTAGCGGACGCTGGATTCAGCACAACCACTGCTCACAGTTATGGTGGTTACACAGCAAACAGCACCACGCTGATCGACAACTTGTATGATGCTCCGACAGGGGAATCACTTGACTCATCGGCCAACAACGCTGTGGTGGCTTCAAACTGGAAGAGATTGAGCTACACTGCTTCAACAAGTGCTCCAACCAACGAACCAGCAAACGGTACACTTTGGTATGACACTACCATAGACTCAGCAGATATCATGGTACACAATGGTACAACATGGGTTGGTTACGCGAACCAATACGCAACAACAGATCCAAATGGACCACAGTTTTCAGCAACGGCTCCGACCACGCAGTCCGATGGAACAGCTCTTGTGACAAACGACCTTTGGATTGACACCAGCGATTTGGAAAACTATCCAAAACTTTACAAATACAATACATCAGCGACACTGAGTTCTACTAACACAGCGAATCAAGTGACGGTGACCACTTCAGGCGCGGCTTGGGAACTAGTTGACAAAGCAGATCAAACAACCGAAGACGGAATTGTTTTTGCTGACGCGAGATGGCACACGTCTACTGATAAATCAGCCGATGGAAGCACACAGGCAGGTACAGCATCAACAATCAAAGATCTGTTGAGCGACAACTTCCTAGATCCAGATGCTCCAAACCCAGACAACTATCCACAGGGTATACTGTTATGGAACACAAGGAGAAGTGGTTACAATGTCAAAGAATACAGGAACAGTTACATAACAACAAATGCTTATCCTGGATCAGGTTCTTCAGGACTTGGAAACATCAGGTTCAACAACGAATCAGTAGCGGGTTACTACCCAGACAGATGGGTGACCAAGTCTAGCAACAACGCGGACGGTTCTGGCACTTTCGGAAGGAAGGCACAGAGACAGGTCATCGTGGAGCAGTTGAAATCTGAGATAGATACCAACCAAGCCATCAGAGAAGACCAAAGGGGATTCAACGTGATCGCTTGTCCTGGATACCCAGAAGTGATACAGAACTTGATCAACCTTAACACAGACAGGAACAACACTGCGTTCGTGGTAGGTGACACACCTCTAAGACTAACAGGTACATCGACTGCGATACAGAACTGGGCCAACAACACTGCGTCAGCACTGGACAACGGTGAGGACGGACTTGTTAGTTCAAGTGATTACCTAGGAGTGTTCTATCCGTCAGGACTGACCACAGACAACACAGGCAAACAAATTGTGGTACCAGCGTCACACATGATGTTGAGGACACTGGCCAACAACGACAACATCGCTTTTCCATGGTTCGCACCAGCGGGCACAAGAAGAGGTGTCGTTGACAATGCCACAGCAGTTGGTTACATAGATACAGCAAGTGGTGAATTCCAAACAATATCTGTTACGGAGTCAGTGAGAGATAGTATGCATGAGGTCAAAGTGAACCCAATCACTTTCTTCTCAGGTGCTGGTATCGTGAACTTCGGTAACTTGACCAAGACATCGGCAAGTTCGGCACTAGACAGAATCAACGTATCAAGGTTAGCGGTATATCTAAGATCACAACTGGACGCAATCGCAAAGCCTTTCATCTTTGAACCAAACGACGAGTTAACAAGAAACGAGATCAAACAAGCAGTTGAATCATTCTTGCTAGAACTTGTTGGGCAGAGAGCGTTGTATGACTTCCTAGTTGTGTGTGATGATACCAACAACACACCCACAAGGATTGACAGGAATGAACTGTATGTGGACATCGCGATTGAACCGGTGAAGTCGGTCGAGTTCATCTACATACCGTTGAGAATCAAAAACACAGGAGAGATTGCAAATTTAGGGAACTAATTTTGGAATAAATAGATAGGAGAAACAAATGGCAATATCAACTTTATCAAAATTCACAGTACCTTTAGCAAACGATCAGAGTTCAGCATCACAAGGTTTACTGATGCCAAAACTACAGTATCGTTTCAGAGCGATCTTGGAGAATTTTGGCGTATCAACACCGAGATCAGAACTTACCAAACAAGTCATAGACATAACAAGACCTAATCTAACTTTCGACACAGTGACGCTAGACGTTTACAACTCAAAAGTGTACGTTGCGGGCAAACACACTTGGGATCCAATCACAATCACTCTAAGAGATGACGTCAACAACTCAGTGACCAAACTGGTTGGTGAGCAGATCCAGAAACAGTTTGACTTCTTCGAACAGTCAAGTGCGGCATCAGGCATAGACTACAAATTCACTGGCAGGATCGAAATGCTGGATGGTGGTAACGGAGCTAGTGCTCCAAATGTGTTAGAGACATTTGAACTGTACGGCGCATATGTTGAGAACGTGAACTACAACTCCTTAGCATACACCAGCTCAGAACCAGCTACGATAACAATGTCGGTAAGATACGACAACGCGATCCAAACTCCACAAGGCACAGGAATCGGAACAGCAGTTGCGAGAACCATAGGTACTCTAAGTACTGGTGGTGGACAGTAAGAATTAAACAAGCAATTATAAAACATCAAAAGCGCCTTTATATGGCGCTTTTTTTGTGGCCATAAATACCCATATGCCAAGCATCAACAACTTCCTTAAAGGTTTCCAAGACGGCCTTCCCGGCATGAAGGACTACCGCCACGCGTCCAGACTGTACATAGACAACAATCACAAGTTGATGCCCAAACAGAAGTTCCTGTTCCACGTGGTGTTCAACACGGACGAGACCTTGTTCGTTGACAGTTTCAATTCTAACGAACGTTACGAACTAAACATGTTAGTGAAATCATGTGAACTTCCCAAGTACAACATGAGCGTTGAAGAAAAGACCCAGTATAACAAGAAGATGTACGCGGCCACAAGAATAGCATACGAACCTGTCAACATCACTTTCCATGATGACCATGCAGACACGGTCAACGCGTTCTGGAAGAAGTACTACGAGTACCACATAGCGGATTCCGTGTCGATGAATTCTGAACTACAGATATCAAACACCAAGGACGATCTCTATGACTGGGGTGACAAGAGGACCACCAACAAGTTTGGTATGGACACACCGAATCAGAGAAAAAGGCCATACCTCAAAGGCATTGACATATTCGTGCTACACAAACAGAGATTCACATCAATGTCACTGATCAATCCAGTTATAGGATCATTCAGTCATGACAACTTAGACCAAGCGGACGGCACTGGAATAATGAGCAACACCATGCAGATCTTATACGAGACTGTGATTTACAGCTCGGGACTGGTCAAAGAGATAGACAGTTTCGCCACACTACACTATGACCGAGAACCATCACCACTCACTGTATTGGGTGGTGGTACTAATTCGATATTTGGTCCAGGGGGAGTGGTTGACGGAATAGGTTCCGTGATAAGGAACGTACAGTCAGGAAATATACTAGGAGCAATTCTGTCAGCATCAAACACTTACAACAATGCCAAGAAGATAAAGAAGAAAGATGTCCAGGAAGAACTTAAAGGCATAGCAAAAGAAGGAGTGCTGGAGGTAGGAAAACAGGCAGGATCGATAACCAATCCTGTTGGCGCATTTACCGTTGGTGCGGCGGTTGCAGGGGCGGCTGTAATAGCAAGTGCCAGAGGAACAAGCGATAACAACACAGGACAGAACAATACCGTAATATCAAACCCTACCATCGATACAGTGAACTTCCTGGGTGCTGAAGAATCGTTCAATCTCGTTTCCAATGACTCCACTGTACGGAGTGAAATAGCGTCGGCGCTGTACTACAAGGACATTGGATCAAGGAAAGGACTGACGGTTGCCGAATCTGACATAGAGTACACAGGTTCCTCTGCCGCAGTGCAGAACGTGTACACCAACAAAGCGATCACGGACATACGTAGACTGGTCACAGAAGGTTACATAAAAATCGACAGGACAACTCAAGATGTCGAGCTTGCCACGGAGAAAGCAGGATTGTAATGGCTGAATTCTACACAAACCTACCACCCAAGGACAAGGACGAGCTGGACAAGACCATAGAGAAACTGACCACCACGGACTACGAGACCGAGTACCAGTTCAACGTTGGAGAATACGACAGCACTGTGGCGTTCTTCGTCAAGCGTGGATTCTCGAGAGCATCGGCTGAATCTACAGCATACGTGATCCTGTCACAGGCCAAGATAGACAACATCAAGCCACAGCAGATACTGGACCAACTGACATACGCCTCACCGGCTCTTTTATCAGAACCCATAACCAT